CGCTGGCGACCCGTCGGTGTAGCGCGCTTGCGGCTCGATTTTCACTTTCTGTCTCCTCAAGGCGTCTCTGCGGTCTCTGTTTCGTAGATCCGGTAAATCGAAAGCACGTAGGTCTGTCCGTCTCCCGTCTGGACTTCCGCGCTTGCGGTGTCAATGTCTTTGACGTATGTTGCCAGGCCGGGGCCGATCGCATAGACCTTGTCGCCAGGTTTGAACGGTCGATATTCGATTTCCACTTCTGGCCTCCTCATCTCGTCCATATTTCTATTAGATCATACGCGTGACCGGGTGTCAAATCGACACCCGGCCCCGGTCGCGGTCATTCGGGCTTGTACTGGTCGGTCTCGTAAATCTCCGAGATCACCAGGTCGGCCACCGGCTGGCGGAAACTCCAGTGCTCGGCGGGCACGTTCTGGAAGTAACCGTCGTCGCCGTCCTGGCGCTCCCTGACTGCTGCTGCTGCCCAGTCGGCCCGGACCCCGGCAACCGCGAAGTGGGTCTTGTTCCTCAGGTAGCGCCTGACCAGCGCGCGGTCCTCGGCGTTCACCAGCACCCGGCTGATCGACTGGTCCAGGTCCCACTTGAACTTCCTGGCGTCGTGGCCCTGGACGAACCGCCTGCCGGACTTGGTGGCCTGTCCGCAGCCGCAGTAGCACTTGCCGTCGTCCCAAGCCGAATGCCATTTCGGGTCGTACCGCTTGGTGCCGACCCCGGTGCAGGAGTGGAACGTGGTGTTGGCCATCGCGTCCTCGACGCTCATCGACTCCTCGTCGATGAAGTCCATCCAGAACTCGGCGGCTGCGTCCTCGACCGACCGCACGGTCTCGGTCCAGTTCCGGTCGTAGCGCTTGCTGCCGATCGCCTTGCAGCCTGGCAGGTGGATCTCGGGCTCGTTCCCACGAGCGGTGGTGCAGGTCACGACCTCGACGGTGGCCTCAGGCTCGCTGTGGTCCTCGCTGTAGTGCCTGACCTCTTCGTGCGTGTGGTTGACGGGGGCCTGCTCGTCCAGGCTGGCCCAGAACTTGCCCGCGTAACCGCAGGAGAAGACCTCCTTGCCGTCTATCGTCACGCCGACCGGACCGGTTGGGGTCTCGCCCACGACGCACGCGACGCCTGCCGCAGCGGGGGCCTTGCCGTTTCCGTAGTAGATGATCGCGCTTGCCCTGCCGTGGTCCTTCCAGGTCCCGCGCTTGGCCTCGCTCATTTCCTGCCTCCCTCTCTCGTCCATCAACCTCACAAAACCATTAAATCATATTTTTGACTTCGTGTCAAGTCAAAAATATGGCTGAGCCCCGGGCCGGTCGAGAACCCGGGGCTCGCTGGAGCTGCTAGCCGAAGTCGCGGCGCAGGAGCGTCCCGATCCGGCTCGCTTCGAACCGCTGCTCTTCGGTCATCTCCGCGATCGGCTGGGCCGCGACCCGGCCCAGCTTCTCACGCAGTGCCTGCCTGATGTCGTTGGCCTCGTCCAGCGTGACCTTGATCGTGAAGTTCGCGTTCGCGGGCATTAGCTCAGTTCCTTCCTGGAGTTGTTGCTGACTGCCTTGTCGGTGCCCAGGACGGCCTGCTGGCCGTCCTGGTAGCCGGTCCAGCGGTAATCGGCGCCGACGCTCTCGCGGTACCGGTAACCGCCCGATGTGGGGCGCATGTCCCGGTGTTCCTGGCAGTAGCCCGACTTGGCGCTCTGGCACTTGCCGCACGCCTGCTGCTCCCGGATCCGCTGCTCGTAGCGCTCGCGAGCCTTGCGGTCCTGCTCGGCCCAGCGCTCGCGGTTGGCCGCGCTGGCTGCCTCCATCTCGGCCGTGGACTTGCCGTAGACGGCCAGGTGCATCGTGTTCCTGACCACCGCCCGGCGGTCGGCCAGCACCAGCTCGACGGACCGGCCGACGTTCGCTCCTGTCAGCATCGCCTGGTCGGCCAGTTCCTGCCGCTCGGCCTCCTGTGCCTGCTTGGCTGCTGCCTCGGCCGCTGCCAGCCTGGAGCCGATCGCTGCCGAGAAGCCCTGCAGGTAGTTGATACGGTAAGCGCGCTGGTCCTGGCCGAACTCGGCCTCGCCCTTGATCCTGCTGGCTCCGGCGATTGCCTGGTTGCGCAGGCTGGCGTACAGCATCTCGATCCGCAGCATGTTCGACGAGTGGACGAACAGCCGCAGTCCGTACTGCCATGCGCCCTTGGTCCGGCCGCCGTGGTCGGTGGGGTCCCACTGCTTCACGGTGCGTGCCTCGGCGCCCAGCGGCTGGGCGATCGCCCACAGCAGGTCGCGCATCGGCTCCGCGTACGGCCGGATTGCCCAGATCACCCTGTCGACGACCGGGTCAGCTTCCGCACCCGATTCCGCCAGCATCGCCCGGTCGATCCCGTACTTGGCCATCAGCTCGGCCGCGCGTTCGGTCAGGGCCTCGCGCTCGGACTCGGAGTCGGTCGATTCGGCCTTGTACAGCAGCTTCTGAACCAGGTTCAACCGCGAGTCGGTGTTCCTGGCCTCGGTGATCGGCTGGTTTGTCATCTTTCCTCCTGACGCGGTCGGCGGGGGCGGTCCCCGCCCGCAAAAACCATTAAACCACACCGCTTGACTCGGTGTCAAGTTCAGCCGTGGTACACTGCCCGGGATGACGGTGCTGACGCCAGGGTTCGCGCTGCCAGCCGGAGACGAGTGGCGTAGCTGGCCCGTAGAGAAAAAGCGCAAGCTGCGCCGCAGGCTCGCCGCAGAGCGAGCCCGCCAGCGGATGCGCTTCTGGCGCCGTTATGCCCGTTACAAGCAGCTTCCCCCGGACGACCCGCGCCACGGCCTGGAGCAATGGCTGCCCGACGAGCGCGGCCAGATGCAGTATGTCTCTCCATGCCAGTGCCGTCTCCACGTGGAAGACGGCGGCTTGTGGACGCCGGACCAGGACTGGCTAATATGGCTGATCATGTCAGGGCGGGGGTTCGGCAAGACGTGGGTCGGCTCGGCCTGGCTCGCTGAGCAGGCGCTCACGTTTCCTAACTCGGCCTGGGCCTGCATCGGCCCGACCTACAGCGACACTCGCCGGATTTGTATCGAGGGCTCGACCGGCCTGATGCAGGCGTTCGCCAAGGAAGAGGTTGTCAACTACCGCCGGAACGACCTGGAGATCGAGCTGGTCAACGGCTCCATCATCTACGGGTTCTCGGCCGACCGGCCCGACCGCACACGAGGCTCGAACCTGTGGGGCGCCTGGTGCGAGGAGCTTGGCTCGTGGCGCTATGAGGCGACCTGGCACGAGGGCCTGATGCCCGCTCTGCGGATTGGCGAGAAGCCACGGGTCGTCGTGACCACCACCCCGCGCGGGACCTCGCTGATGCGCGAGCTGGCCCAGCGCAGCGACGGTACTGTTCATATCACCCAGGGCTCGACATTCGAGAACGCTGGCAATCTGTCCGTGATCGCCCTGAGCGAGCTCAAGCGCCGGTACGGCGGTACCCGGATTGGCCGCCAGGAGCTTGAAGGCGAGCTTATCGCAGATGTCGAGGGCGCACTGTGGCGCCGTGCCTGGATCGAGCGCGGCAGGATCCCGGTCGGCCGCGACAACGAGGGCAACCTCATGTTGCCCGTCCTGCCCGACTTCACTCGCGTGGTAATCGGCATCGACCCCGCGACCACGAGCAAGAAGGAATCGGCCCTGTGGGGTATCGTCGTCGCGGCAATCACCGCAAACGGCCACTACTACGTGCTGGAGGACCTGAGCGAGAAGCTGACTCCGGGTCGCGCGATGCGAAAGGCGATCGCCGCCTACCACGACTGGAAAGCCGACCGCCTGGTCTGCGAAGTCAACAACGGTGGCGACTTCGTGGAAGAGCTGCTGCGCGTGTACGACGACGGCGTCAGCTACAAGTCGGTGACCGCGTCGCGAGGCAAGCAGACCCGAGCCGAGCCCGTATCCGCGCTGTACGAGAAAGACCCGGCGATAGCTCACCACGTGGGTGCGTTCCCGCAGCTCGAAGATCAGCTCACCACGTGGACGCCGCTCGACCCCGAGTCGCCCGACCGCCTAGACGCTCTGGTGTGGGCGCTGACCGAGCTAAGCCAGGGCTTCGACTGGACTTCGATGTACGGCAAGCCATACACCTGTCCCAAGTGCGACCGCCTGTCGATCCTCATGCAGGGGCGGGACCGGTGCCCGCATTGCCACGAGCCGATCCCGCCCGGCTTGCTGCCTGAGGCTGCCTAGATCCGGTGCCCGCAGTTCTTGCAGAACAGCCGGAAGTTGAACTCTCTGAGTTCCACTCCGTGCTTGAATCGCAGCATGCACCAGGTAATCGTTGCCCACTTGCGCACCCAGCGTCTCACGTAGTCACCGTCTCTTCGTAGTAGAACTTGGCGGTGATCTGGCCTGGCTTGCCGTCGCCAGTCATCTCTACCTTGATGAACTCCGGGCTGACCCGCGTCGCGGTGACCTCCCAGCCGTATTCCCGCATCGTCGCGACTACCGAGTCGGTCAGGTCCTGGATCGTGCGCATTTTCACTGTGCGCTCCCTTCCGTCAGACCCAGTAGAGCACGGTAGTTGACAGCCTGGCAAGCCCTGTGGTGTACTACGTACCGGGACGGACCAGGTTCGCGAGGGGACCTGGCGAGTCTCTAACGTCACCCGTAGCCGGGCGGGTTGCCTGGAATGAAGCCGGGACGGGTGACGGTGGCGTGTGGCAGAGTGGCCTAATGCGGGCGACAGCGACCAGTCTTGATCCTCGCTGGAGCCGGGAGGCTGGCAGGGTGTGTGACTGGGCCAGCCCCCCCACGGGTTCGAATCCCGTCACGTCGCGAGGGACCTGGGGCTGACCGCTCCAGGTCCCAGCCACTAGGAGGGGTTTTGAGTGAGCGCAGCGAAGATAGCCCAGTACCGCAAGGTGATAGCGGCGTTTCTGGGACAAGCCCTGACGTATGCGACCCTGTGCTGGGGAAACGGGCCGGACGCCCGGTACGTCGCGATCGCCGTGGGAGTCGCCAGCGCGCTTGGCGTCTACGCCGTCCCAAACGCCTCATCCGGTTCAGCGGCGCCATCACCCACGGTCTCTTCGGCACCACCGTCCGCACCGAAGGCACCATAAGCACGGCGTCTTCACTCGGCCTGCTGCGGGGCCAGCACGTTTGGCTGCAGCTCGACGACGAGACGATCAATGTGTTCGTCACCCACGTGGAAGGCGGCCGATTTGATTTCGTCTCCTGGCGCTGGTACGACCGGCTGCGCCCGGTCTACTGGCTGCGCCCGGTGCGGCGACTGCTGCAATCCTGTTGTTCTAAGCTTCGATGTCTTTACCGAGATCGGCCAGTATGCCCGCGTTGCCGAGGACCTTGGCCCTAACTACCGGTTCATTCCGCAGCACTGGCACCCGATCAGCGCCTACACCGACGAAAACGGCGAAGTCTGGCTCCGGCTGCGCTGTGACGTGTTCGACCCGGACACCCTGACCTGTACCGCGTACGAGGACCGGCCGCCCGTGTGCAGCGACTTCCCCTGGTACGGCCAGGAGCCGGACAGCGTCAGGGCTCTGCACGACCGGTGCAGCTACTGGTTCGACATCCCTGCGGCTGACCGGCCCGCCCGTGCCCGGCCCCTGATCCCCCTGGAGGTTCTGTGAAGTACACCAAGCTTAGTGGATTCAACCCGCCCGAGACCAACATCCCGTTTGGCGGCATCGACATCCGCGACTGCATGCGGCAGGCAGCCGACCAAGGTGAGCCGGTTCAGTTCGACGTCGGTAGCGACGTCACCCTGGCTGTGAGCAATGTGGGCGAGGTCGGCGCTACCCCGGGCGTCATGCCCGACATGTACCGGGGCAAGATCGTCGGCTTCTGGGACCACCGATGACGCAGCCCGGCATTCCGCCTGGCGGGTTCATCCCGCTGGCCGAGCCAGCCCGCGCTCCTGGTGTCGGTGTCGGCGGGTTCGGTGACCTGGCTATTCTGCAGCGCCGGATCGAGGCAGCTCGCATAGCGCAGCACCGGCCGCTGACCGACGAGGAAATGCAGGAGCTGACCGACGAGCCTGCCTGCATGCACTGCGGCGGAATACACGCTCGCGCCTGTCCCCGGGTCAAGCGACTGTTCTGGCATCCCAACGGGCGGATCGCCCGAGCCGACTACTGGCCGCACAACAAGATCAACTGGGAAGGCGTGATCTGGGAAGACCAGCGCACTCCGCCACCCGAAACGCCGGTCCAGTTCGAACGCCACGACCTCGATCTCCTGACCACTCTCCTCGACCGTGCCGAGGTCGAGCTAACCGACGACGAGCGGACCGCCGTGGAGCGCCTGGAGCGGCTTCTCTGACTTGACACGGTGGCACGTCCCGTGGTTTAATGGTTTTGTGACAGTGAGACGAGCGGTTCGAGCCCTGAGGGCGGCCTTGCCAGCGTGGATGCTGGCGGTGTTTGCGGTTTGCGTGTTCATTCCTGGGCCATTCGACGAGATCGCGATGGTCCTGGTGGCGGGCACCATGATGGCAATCCAGCCAGTTCGCGCTCGTCGCGCTGCCTCCGCCTGGAAGGGCGGCAAGATTACGCGCGGAAGAATGGAACTCACGTATCGATACCCGGAGGCGCATTAGATGGCGGAGAACAAGCGGCAGGCCCTGATCGGGCACATTCGCGACTACCTGGAGCAGAACGAGGCATACGTCCGGCAGATCCAGACGATGGCCGAGTCTGGTGCGATGTCGGCCGCAGCGGCTGAGCAGGCGCTGTCTCAGGCGGCGACTGAGCACGACCGGCTGCAGGCAGCGGCCGACGCTCTAGCTGCGGGACAATAATGGCGACCGAGAACCACCGCGAGGGACTGATCCACCGGCTCAAGGTGGCCATCGAGTTGTGGGAGCGCGAGCTGCGAACGCTGAACCGGATGCACGAGGACGGGTTGCTGCCGACCTCGGTCTACGACAGCCAGAAGGTCCAGCTAGAGACCGAGCTGGCCGCGATGCAGGACACCGTCGAGCACCTGGAGAGGGGGGCGCTGAACTGCGGTCGGCCGTCCTCCACGTGGAAGGGCGGCCTTGCCGTATGCGGAAGGCTACTGATATACTCCGCCCATGAGGCGGCGCCTTGAGCTGCTGCTACCGGCGGTGCTGGTGGTCGCGGTGGTCATCCTGATGGTCTATCTGGACCACACTTCCGCGACCTATCGATCGTTCTTCTCATGGCCTAATGGCTCGACCTGGAGCAATCTGATCGAGCAGGTAGAGGGCATCGTCATCGGCGTGTTCCTCACCTGGTACCTGCGCGACCACATCGGCAAGAGCGTAGCTGCCTGGATGCACCGCAACAGCCCGGAGCGGCAGGAGATTCACCAGGCCAGCGTGGACGCTCTCCACGTGGTGGTCGACCTATACAGGTATGTGACCGGAGACGAGCACCCAAAGGCGCCACAATGACAAACCTGACGCCTGGACGGCGCGTGCAGTCGATGGCCGAGATCCAGCATCCCGGCGATTATTTTGGCCCGACGACCGACTTCACGGGTACCCCGGCTGTATTCTTTCTCAAGCCGAACGCTCGCAACCCGGACACCCCGCCGAGGGGACGGTCAGTCGGCCACGTCTGCTCTCCCCCGCACACGTTCCGCGAGTGTCCGGACGGCTCGCTGGAGATCCGGCCCAGCATCTCGGAGTACACTGCCAATAGCCCGCAGGCGCTCGAGTTCAGTGACGGCTGGCACGGCTGGCTGGACGAGGGCAACGTCTGGAGACAGGTCTAGTGGCAACTGACCCGACCGCTGTTATCGCGGCGATCAAGCGGACACGCGTCAAGAACGAGGTCCGCAAGCGGGTCAGCCCGCTCATGGCGCAGTACCAGGAGTGGACCGCCGGGCGCCCTGTCGGCCGCGACCTGCCGCGCGATCCGTACGAGTTTCTGCAGGCCCAGTTCGGCCCGCTCGCGCCGATCCAGGCGATGCCGCTGAACCCGCCCCTGGAAGGCGACCAGCGCGGCGCCCTGAGGCAGCGCGAGATGCCGGTCGGCTGGAACATGCCGGTCGGCGTGCCCGGGTCGGAAGGCTTCAAGCTTGCCAGTTTCGGCACCTTGCGGATGTACGCCGACCTGTACTCGGTGAGCCGGGCCTGCCTGCAGGTTCGCAAGAACGAGATCCGTGGCCTGGAGTGGGATATCGTCCCTACCCAGGAGGCCGAACGTGCGATGCGCGGGGACCAGAAGGCACACCGCGACTTCGCTGAGCGGCGAGCCAAGGTGGTCGCGTTCTTCCGCAAGCCCGACCCCGACTACAACAAATTCGGGAGCTGGATCGACGCCGTCTGCGAGGAGATGTTCTCGATTGACGGCCTGTCGCTGTACCTGCACCCCACGAAGAAAAAGCACGGCGGTCCGTTCAACAGCGATGTCGCCGCGCTGGAGCTGATTGCTGGCCATACGGTCCGGCCCCTGGTCAACACCCGGGGCGGCATCCCCAAGCCACCTAACCCGGCCTACCAGCAGTACCTATACGGCGTTCCCCGCGTGGACCTGATGACGCTGATCTCAGGCCAGGACGAGGACATTCTTAAAGACTGCAAGCCCCTGGAGCAGTACCGGGGCGACCAGCTTATGTACCTGCCTTACACCGCTCGCTCGTGGACGCCGTACGGCTTCCCGCCCCTGGAGCGGTCGATTATCCCGACCATCACGGGCCTGCGCAAGCAGCAGTTCCAGATGGACTTCTTCGACGAGGGCACGATCCCCGGGAACTACATCAGCCCCGGCGAGCAGCTCGGCTGGACCCCGAACCAGCTTGAGCAGTGGCAGAACCAGCAGAACGCTCTCGCGGGCGACCCCGCGTGGAAGCACAAGAGCATCGCCCTGCCGCCCGGCTCCAAGGTGTTCCCGATGCGTCCCGTGGAACTAGCTGACCAGTTCGACGAGATCGTAATGACCCAGATCTGCATGGCGTTCGACGTGATGCCGATGGAGCTGGGGATCTCGCCCCGGGTGAGCACGACGCAATCACCTGGCGCTGCGAACCAGATGGCTAAGGCCAGCCAGGACACCAACGAGCGCAAGAGCCTCAAGCCGACTCTGGCTTTCCTGGTCGATATCTTCAACACCCTCATCCAGGACGTCTGGGACCAGAAGGACATGCGGTTCATGTTCGAGGGCCTGGAGGAGGACAAGGACGAGACCGAGCTGGTATCTCGCCTGGTCCAGATGATCCAGAACGGCCTGGCCACGATCGACGAGAGCCGGATCGCCCTGGGCAAGAGCCCGTACGGCCTGCCGATCACCAGCGATCCCGTGTTTGTCAGCCCGACCGCTGGCATGGTGCCACTCGGCTCGATCGACCCGACTACCGGCAAGCCACTCGGCATTCCCCCGCCCCCTGCCGTGGGCGCTCCGCCTGCTCCTGGTGGCGGTGGTCCCCCGGGAGCCCCGGGAGGGCCTCCGAAGCCAGCGCTGCCGCCGGGCGGCCAGACACCCCCGGGCGCAACTCCGAAGCTCGGGGAAGCCAAGCCGGAGCCGGGGAAGGCCCCTCCCGGCCAGCAGGCCCCCGGCCCGGACGCTCCGCCCCCGCCCGATCCCAAGGACCAGGCCCACCAGGACGCTCAGGCCGAACACCAGCGCACCATCCAGGAGACTCACAACGCGCTGCGCGAGCAGATCCACTCGGATTTCGCCGCAGGCAAGCCGGTAGAGCCTCCTGTCCGGCCGCCGATCAGCGACGCAGCCGACACCGACCACCACGAGGCCAGCACGGCGGTCAAGACAGTCGATGGGACGGTGAGCTACAGCCCGGCCGCTGTCCGCGCGGAGCTGGCCGCCCTGCTGCGCCACATGAACAAGGGCCGGAACCCGTCCACGTGGGAATATAAGCACGTCCCCTCGTGGATGCAGGCCGAAATCGCCAAGGGCGCAGCGCTGGGCACGACCGAGTTCGTTATCGCTACCATGGTCGAATTCGCAGCAGACCGGATCCGCCCCGGCTCGCACAAAGCGGCTTCCGCCAGTGATGCTGGCCCAAAAGCTGGGACGAGTACGAGGGACTGGCCCGGATGGAGGTATGACCGCCAGCTCTCCGCCCTGTACGGTCCGCTCCTGAACGGGGCGATCAGCGGTGTCGTTGACATCAACGATCTGGTCGCAGGCTGGCGCCAGCAGACCAACCTGCCAATCGCTCTGGCCCGGGGACCAAAGCCAGCGAGCGAGGGTGCCTGGTCGTGGCTGAGTGCCAGACTGTTTGGTCCGCTCCAGGCGGCCATCCACAGGGTGTTGACGAACCTGTGGACGGAGGGCTTTGCTGTAGGGCGTGAGGCAGGCCGGGAGATGGTTGACTCGGCCTACAACTCCACGTTCTGGGACAACTGGCAGCCAGGAGACGCGGCTGCTGCGGCCAAAGTCGCGGGCGACGGCTTGCAGCGAATGCTCGACGAGTATGGCATCCCCACCATCAAGGCGATCGCACAGACGCGGATGACGCAGCTTGCCGACGCGCTTGCCGTGGGCGTGGACCAGGGCTGGAGCGGCCAGCAGATAGCCGACTCGATCCGGCCGATTCTGGACAACAAGCAGCGCGACCAGATGATCGCAGACACCGAGCTAGCTCGCGCTACCAGCCGCGCCAGCCAGGACGCCTACGTCGAGGCAGGCCAGACCGGCAAGTCGTGGGCCACGGCCAAGGACGACCGTGTCTGTCCGGAGTGCAAGCAGAACGCCGAGGAAGGTGTTATCCCGATCGCTGGGGTGTTCGATTCCGGCGTTCCGGCTCCACCAGCTCACCCCGGCCCCTGCCGCTGCGCCCTGCTCCCCGGCCATCTGCCAGCCGACCAGCGACCCCTGGCCCTGAAAGTCGGTCCTCACGGTTATGTTCACGGCTGGCACTTCGAGGGAGTGCCTGACGCGCAGAGCCATCTTGCCCGGTCCGAGAAGTCGGGAATACGGGACGTCCAGGACCTGACCGGTGGCAAGCAGGCAACGACCAAGCTGGTCACGTACAACGACGGTAGCCGGTGGGTACACAAGGACTTTCACCAGCCTGCCACGGCAGGCGACCGCGTGCGAGGAACCGACGACCTAGCAAACAGCGAAGAGGCTGCTTCGCTGGTAGCTCAGGCAGTGGGTGCCCGGTCTCCAGTCGTCGTCCGTACTGGGCGAAACTCTGTAGCGATGCCGTATGTTTCCAATGCTGGCACGTACAAAGACAAGCCGATGCCTAGCGACCGGCATATTGGGCTGCTCGACGGGCTGACAGCTAACAACGACCGGAACGAAGGAAATCTGCTAGCCACCCCTGACGGGCCGGTGGCTATCGACCACAGCGAGACGTGGCGGCACCCGGGCGGCCGATGGGAGGTAGGCAGCAAGCTAGCCAGCAGGCTGCAGCCGGGCGACTTCTCCAAGTCAGAGATGGACCGTATTGGTGAGCGCTTGGAGGCACTGCGCCCAGAGTTCGAACGGATATTCGGCGGCACGCAGCAGCACGACGGCACGATGCGCGCATACAACCTGGTCGGTAGGTCGCTTGTTAAGCCCGCAACTAAAGCGCTCAAGTCGGACGGGCCAATCGCGGCTGGGCTCGCCGTCCACGCGGAGGAGACCAGCCGGGTGCTGATGATCCAGCGCGCATTCGACGAGAACGATCCGGCCGGGGGGCAGTGGGAGTTCCCGGGCGGACGGCTGGACGGCGACGAGACACCGGTCGAGGCAGCTACCCGCGAATGGCACGAGGAGACCGGCCTCGACGTCCCGCCCGGCAAGATCCGTCTGGGCTGGACCAGCAATGACGGCAAGTACCAGGGCTATGTCCTGGACGTCGCGACCGAGGACGCCTGCCCGATCCTGGACCGCGTCAAGGGCGCAAACCCCGACGACCCGGACAACGACGAGACTGAGGCCCTGGCGTGGGTCGATCCGGATCACATCCGCGACAAGAACCCGATGGTCCGCGACGAGCTGATTGCCCACCCCAAGCGGGTCGCTCGCGCGCTCAAGTCGCTAGGCACGCTGGGTCGGATGGCGGCTTCTCTCCACGTGGATGCGCGGACGGTTTACGACCAGCTAGCCCAGAACTACCCGCCCAAGTCGATCGAGTGGGTGCTGCGGGCGAGATGGCGTGGCCCGATGCTGGTCGGCTGGAATATGATCGACCACGACGACATGGACAAGTGGGCGGCCAGCCACCAGCCCGAGCGGGTCGATCACTTCGTGGACAAGATCAAGGCGGGCGATGACCCGCATCCGGCTATTCTGGTGCACGACCCGGACGGGAACTGGATCGACGTAGACGGCCACCACCGCGCCCTGGCCTACCACAAGCTGAATAGGCCAGTCCGCTCGTACTGCGGAGTCATCGACCCCGCCGACCGGCACGCCATGGAAGAGACCCATCTCGACCAGGTTCACGAGGGGAACGACCCGCTGAACAAGGTCGGTCCTCACGGCTACATTCATGGCTGGCACTACGTCGGCCCCGACAAAGCTAACGACGTGATCGAAGCAGTAAACGCTAGCTATCCGGGTACCTGGCGTGAAGGCGTCAAAGATGCCAAGACCGAAACAGTACCGCTAGCCGATCTCGGTTCCCTGCACGACCGCCTTGACGCTGGTACGGTCAGTAACTACCGGTCCCGACTCCAGAACGGCGAGGACTTCGATCCCGCTGTGGCTGTCAAGAAAGACGGCAGTTACTACTTGATAGACGGAAACCACCGGGCTGCTGCCGCAGCAGAAGAGGGTCGGACGCATCTGAGGGTCAGAACTATCAACCTGGACACTGGTGTGGCCAACAAGGCAGCGGTGGACGGCCATCACGTCCCGGGCACGCCGTACACTTACCGGCACGGCTGGCACTTGCTCGACCCGGCGGACCGCGTCGCGGCTGGCGTCACAGACACCAGAGCCATGCACCGCACCGGCAGCGACTACACCGACGAGCGCAAGGCACTGCACAAGAAGATCGTTGACGACATCCTGGCGGGACACAAGCCAGAGGCTCACCCCGTGGCCGAGTTCCTGGGCGGCGGCCCGGCAAGCGGCAAGAGCAGTCTGGGCGAATCTCACTCCGGCGCTGTCATCGACGTGGACGCGATCCGGACCAAGCTTCCCGAGTACCAGCAGATGCTCGACAACGGCGACTCGACTGCTGCCGCGTTTACGCACGAGGAAAGCAGCGAGATCAGCAAGATGGCCCAGGACGAGGCCAGGCGCAGGCACATCAGCTACACCCTCGACGGCACCGGAGATGCGAGCTACGAGAAGATGCGGGTCAAGCTGGCGCAGGCCAAGGCGGCTGGCTACACGACCCGGGGCCGGTATGTCACCGTAGACACGGACGAAGCAGTCAGGCGGGCGAACAAGCGCGCAGAGCGGACCGGCCGGGTGGTGCCTGAGTCGTTCCTGCGTGAGACTCACAAGAACGTGACCTCTACTTACCATCACCTGATCAACCACGACGACTTCGACGAGACCGAGCTGTGGGACAACACCGGCAGTAAGCCCGTGCTGGTCGGCCGTAAGCCTCTCGGCGGACAATGGGGGGTCGAAAATCCCGGAGCATGGGAGCGTTTCCTGAAAAAGGAACATGAGCAAGGTGCTGCCAAGGCAGCGGACGACGGCGAGATTGCTTACCGGCTGCTGATCGCAGCGGCTGGCCACCTGCCATTCCCAGCCGATCAGGTGCCCGATACGGCGGCGAATATGTTGCGGTTCGCACAGTATCAGCTCGAAGTTGCGCGGGTGCCTCACGGCGCAGTGGTTGACGTACCTCACGAGTACGTGCTGGATTGACGGGGAGGCAACCGGTGTGCTGGGATGCTGGTCATGAGCGCTGGCGACGACCACGGCGGACACGGACACCCCTGTCTGCATTGTCTGTTTCTCCACTCGCACGGGGAGATACTCGCCAGCTTGGAGTCTCTCCACAGAAAGGTGGACGCTTTGACCAACCAGCAGGAGGATCTGGCGAACGACGTCCAGGCGTTGCAGACCATGGTGTCCGACGTCCAGACGCAGACCGGCAACCTCACCAACACGATCATCCCGGCGATCCAGGCCGAGATCGCGTCGTTGCAGGAGCAGAACCCAGAGCTGGACCTGTCCAGCCTGGACGCGCTGGCGGGGCAGGCTGCCTCGATCAGCAGCAATCTCGATTCGGCGGTTGCTTCGGCTGCCGCCCTGGTGCCCGCAGCACCAGCCAGCACGAGCGCTCCGGTTGCCGGTCCGGCTCCGGCCAGCTCGTAACAAGCCCGGCCGTCCCTAAGCTTGCCAGCGCCAGGACGGTGCGGGGGCCGGATCAGGAGAGTCGCTGCACGGGCCTCGCTCCTGGTCCGGTCTGTATCCAGGGGAGGTTGGTCAGTTGACCGACACCAAGACGTTTACGACGGCGCAGCCTCTAGCCGAGTTCGACGGGGCGCAGGGTCTTGCTCCGCTTACGGTGGGCGACCAGCTCGACCCGTCCGAGTCTGAGGACGGCGACACGACCAGTCGCCGCAGGAGGCGCCGCAAGCGTCCGGTTGTCCGGCGCAAGCTGCCTGGCGAGGCGATTCCCGACTTCTCCGCCATGACACTCAAGGGCGGCGATGCGCAGACCCTGCGCGACTACTGGTCGGGCCACGGGCACGCCGGGCCTAGCCACGGGGCCGAACGAGACGCTATCATGTGGGGGACACCGGGCGACTTCGACCGCTGTGTGACGATGGTCTCAGCTCACATGAGCCCTGAGCAGGCCAAGGGGTACTGCAACCTGAGGCACCACGACGCACTTGGCTACTACCCCGCTACTCACGCGAGAATGGACCGGGGCAAGATGCAGACAGCAGCCACCAACAAGGTCGGCCCGCATGGTTACGTACACGGGTGGATCAAGGTGAACACTACCGGCGAAGTTCCCGTCCGAAAGGGCGAGGTAGTCTCCGCGCGGCACGAGAGCGGTACGGTGACCGGACTGCACGAGGGGTCCGGCGGCAAGGGCATATCAAAGGTACGGGATGCCAGTGGCGTGATGCACAAGATCCCTAGTGACAGCATTCGCAGGGCGGCCCCCGACGAGTACATCGACCACGTCAATAGTAGCTGGAGTCATGCCGACACTCCCGAGAAGCGGCGGCAGCACATACTAACCTACGGGACGTCCCTGCCGTCGAAAGATATCTATCGGGAGAACGTAGCCAGGCAGCAGGGCAAGCCCGCAAGGTCAATCGGGCGAGAGACGGCGGAGCATGCTCTGGCGCATCCCGATTTTCGCGAGGACATGACCGATGTTGATCTCCAGGACACGGTCGACTACCTGGGCGGCAAGAAGAACCTTACTGACGAAGAGAAGGAACTGCTGTCCTGGTCGCGCGGTGAGCTGTCCCAGTCGGACAGCGAGGCACCCAAGGCAAGCAAGTCGGCGCGCAACCCGCGCGACAAGCCTAGCGGCCGGTTTCGCCAGTTTGGGAACGAGGTTGACGAAGCGCACACGGCGATCAAGGAAGGCCGGGTCGGGGATGCCATGGACCTGATCGGCCAGGCCCGGACCAAGACTCGCGATCCCGACCACAGCGCACGGCTTAAGGCGCTGCAGGACTCGCTGGCCAGGTCCCGGTCGTCAGTACCCGACGCAATCGTGAAGCTGACGAAGGTGTACTTTGCTGGGTAACAGCTCACAGCAGTGGGACCTGCGAGCGCCTCTCGGGTCAAACATCGCGTGGACCATGTCTATGTTCCAGTCGGACGGCATCACCCCGTTCCTGATCTCGGGCCACACGTTCGAGTACGTCGTGAACACCGAGCCAGGCGGCACGGCGGGGACCGAGGTTATCCGGCTGCGGAGCGACAGCCAGGGCAGCCCGGTTCCCCCGGGCGGTGGCCTGATCAGCATTATCAGTACCTCGGTCCAGGCGGCGATCCAGCTTGCCCTTTATCCGCCTGCGACCACCCCCCTTACTCCGACCACTTACTATCACGCGCTGTGGATGGACTACGCTGACCCTGTGAACGCACTAAACCTGTGGTGGGGCCAGCTCATGATCGACCCGGCGGTGCAACCGTGAACCGGCTCGTCGAGGACCTAATCGCCGTAATCTTCGCTGCTGCCCTGCTCGCGGCAGCTTACTGGGGATGGCGCCTGATGCGCTGGGCGGGGAGGCTCCGTGGCAAGTAGCGCACAGCCGGTAGTCTATCTCGGCCCGACCGAGCCGATCTGCCTGGAGATGTCCGATGACAATCCGGGCCAGCTAACCATGACGACGGGCGGATCGGGCGGAGCCGTCACCAGCGTGAACGGCGAGACTGGCGCGGTCACCACATCTCAGTCGGGCGAAATCCTCGCTATCAATTCGTACCAGCCTGGCACCAACACCACGCTGTCAGTTAGCACTGCGGCTTATGCAGCATGGTCGTCGGCCAACGTCAACACCGGCAGCTTCATCGCACCACCATCCGGTTCGGTCCTGGTTACTGTCTCGGCAGTCATCTTGCAGACAACAGCTACGTCTGTGGTCGGCCTCGCCCTGGCCGCCCATGGCACGGTCAGTCCGCTGGTCTGCCCGGCCTACCAGTTCTCGGTACCAAACAACTCCGGGCACGCGCCGACTACCATCCCGTTCCTGGTGACCGAACTGGCGCCGGGAAATACCTACAACTTCGACGTGCTGGGCGCTACGATTACTCCGGCCGACGTGCTCGAGATGTTTGCTGGAGCGCCGACAAACACCACGATCCAGGCAGGCGCTTTCGCGGCACCTGTGACGGTGATCACCCAGGCAATATAGGGAAAGGCGCGGCATGGTATACCGTCCCAACCTGATTTCGGTTGGTCCCCCGCCTGCTGCCTCTGGCGTCAAAGGCGACCACACCGTTGACGCTCTCGGCAACGTGTTTATTCATAACGGCACGGCCTGGGTCAGCGCAAACGGGCTGCAGCCTATTGGCTCGACCGGGCTTAACGGCTTTACTCTCCAGAACGCTACTCCCAACATTATCACATCAAACTGGACTGCGCCCAACGACGGCAATATGCACCGGGCACTGGTATACGCGACGCTGGTTGTCTCCTCGACTGCGACAGGCGGCGAGATAAACGTCAACTTCACCGACCCTGGAGGCACTGCGCGCAGCCGCATTTTGTTTGCTGCCAGCCAGACTGCCGGATACTACTCGCCCAACGGAGATACCCCGGCTCTCCCTCTCAATATCGCCCCTAACTCGCAAATTGTCGTGCAAGAGAGTACTGCTCTCACGGCGGGTGCTGCTGTTCTCTGGTGCGAAGTCTGGGCATCATAAGGCACTTGACACCATAGCAACATTTGCTAGGATATGACCCGATACGGTACCATTCCGCTAGCGACTAGCGGAGGCATGGGTGCCTGCAGACACCGACGAGGTCCGGTTCCACTTCCCGATTCTCAAGTTCAGGGAAACCGACGACGGTGATATCATCGTCTACGGCAAGTGCACAGACGGGACTCCCGATTCAGATCACCAGATCGTAAATCCGGCCTGGTCCGGCCGTGCTCTGGAAGAGTGGCTGGATAAGGGCGGCAACATCCGCGTCCAGCACAGCCCGTTTCTGTACCCGGCGGGCAAGGGCCTGTCGCTGGAGATCGACCGCGACGGCGACGGCGCACACTGGCTCAAGGCCCGGGTGGTCGAGGACACAGCCAAGAAACTAGTCAAAAAGGGCGTGCTGCAAGACTTCTCGATCGGCGTCCTTGACCCGAAGTTGTCCTACAAGAACTTCCGGGCTCCGGAAGGCGAGATCATGGGCGGCCGGATTGGCGAGGTCTCCCTCGTGGACCGGGGCTCGAATCACAACTCGAAGTTCACGATCGTCAAGGCGGCCAGGAACGGACCGGCTGAGCTGGTAGCCCGGATGTCCTACGCGGCGACTCCGGCGGATGTCGCCCGCTCGCTGGCCAAGGGCTTCCCCAAGCCGGTGTATCCGAAGTACACCCCGATGCGCAACAGGCTCGACCCGGCCCTGCGCCGCGCCGAGTACAGCAAGCTGATCGTACCGCTCACGGCCAAAAAGCGGAAGAAGCTGGTCGACTCTGGCGGCCGGGACGTCAGCGACGTCCCCGACGAGGACTTCGCCGGGCCGGACCACACGTATCCGCTCAAGACCCAGGACGACGTCTCCGATGCCGCCAGTCTGGCGCATCACGCGGATAACCCGGCACAGGTCCGCTCCCGTATCCGCTCGATCGCCAACAGAAAGTGGCCTGGAATGACGATGCCGCCTAGCTTGGAAAGCAAGGCCGACGACGGCGAGGACTGCGACCTGTGCGACGGCACTGGCAAGATTCGCGACGGGCACATGAAGTGCCCCGACTGCAACGGCACGGGCAAGAAGACCATCAACAAGGGCGGCGATGCGGCCGACGACTACGCGGGCGACACCACCGACGACACTTCTGAGGCCGACTACAACGCCGACGCCGACGCCGACGACGACGACGACAAGGACGGCGGAGACGACGACTCAACCGACAAGTGCGACGACGGCATGAAGAGGGCGCGCAAAGCCGAGAAGAAGCGCAAGAAGATTGGCCGGAACGACCCGTCCGCAGCGGCCGGGGGCGCCAAGGGCAAGCAAAGCAGGCCCGCTCCACTCCCCACCGGCCAGCTCGACGCCGACCCAGCAGGCAGCGACTGGTCGACCAAGTCGATCCCGGTTCAGATGCGCAAGCTGCATGCTGCGGTCTGCCCGACCAAGCGCGCGGGTAAGGCGCGTAAGTCGCTCGGCCTGTCAGGGATCCATGACGCGCTGCCGATCCGCGAGCTGCAGGAGATGACCGCAGCGGCCATCAGCAACGGCGACACCGGGGTGGCCGACTACATGCTCACGCTGATCAAGTCGGCGGAGGAGCTGCTCGACCTGCCGGAGGGCCTGCTGGCCCAGGTTCGCAAGTCCGGCCCGCCCTGGCCTGATCTGATCCCCAACACCCACCCGGCCCAGACCAACAACGTCAACCCGGGAATGTTCCAGGGCGGGTATCAGTCGGCCGGGCACCCTTCGCTGTCAGCCCAGGCAGCCGGATCCCCGCGCCCGAATGCGGCTGTCCGCCACGTGGACGCGGCCGATTTCACCCGCAGCTACATGACGGCCGGTCACCCCCCAGCATCGCCCGGAGAGGAGCGACAGGCCACGTTTGATAGCGCGGTCCTGGGCTCGGCGGCGAACGCCATGGCCCGGCTCCACAGCTACGCGAAGAGCACCTACCCAGAACTGTGCAACCTCAACGTCGAGCAGCGCAACTACGCGTCGGGCGACGGCTCCACAGGGATCAGTGCGGCGCACCCCCTGTCCGGCGAGCCGACTTCCCCTGGCGAAGCTGGGCTGATGGCGACGAATTACAACAAGTCGCAGCGAGCGCTGACCAAGGCAGCCAAGCAGCAGCGCAAGCTGCGCAAGATCGTCAAGGCACAGGAGGCTGAAATCGCCCGGCTCGGAGCGGAGCCCGACCCGGAGAAGGCAGCATTCCGTGGGCTGATCGACCAGCCCGCATTCGGCGGTCCGGTGGACCGTACCAGTTTCATCGACAAGGCGACGGCGGGCGGTCCGGCGGACGACGGCGAGCGCGGCGAGTACGTGGAGTTCCTCAAGATGCTGGAGTCGTCGGGTGACCCGACAGTCCGGCAGAACGCAACAGCCGCAATCAAGAGCCTCCTAGTGGCTCCGTAACCAGAAGGGCTTACCGCCATGGTTGCTGTGATCGACCAGCGGTCGCAGATCGTCCAGGACGCTGAGGACGACGCCAACCGCTACACCAAGGCAATCGACCAGCTCGCGCAGTCGATGCCGTCCGCCTGCAAGGGCGTCGGCTTCGCACGGGTCGCGAACCGGGTCAAGGACGACACGACCGGTGTCGTCGCACTGGACGAGGGCGACCCCCGCGTCCTGGAGCTGGCGTTCCGCGCGAGCAAGTCGCTGCGCACGAGCGTCCGCAAGAGCTACAAGAACCCGCACAAGGTGATGAAGGGGCTGAACCCGAACTTCCTGAACAACTTCGGGTCGTTCATGGCAGCCCTGGACGCTCCGTCCGCCGGTACCGGCTGGATGCAGAACCTCTTCCAGCAGGTCGAGCAGGCCCTGGGCGAGCTGGGCAAGAACATCAACCTGACCGTCCCCCTCACGGCGACGACTCAGGGCCTGGTCCCCTACGACCTGGTCAACCCGTCCCGGCTGATCTACCCGGTCTACTCCCCGATGCGGAACAAGATCCCGCGCGTGGCTGGGCAGGGCACCAGCCGCAGGGTCAACGTGGTCACCGGCATTAGCGGCTCGCAGACCGCAGGCGGCACGGGTGGCGGCACGGGCGCGGTGGTGGACATCTCGCTCACCGACGTTCCGAACAGCTCGTTGACCATGCCGGGCGGCACGTTCCCGGTCAACATGCCAGTGACCGGCCAGCAGTCCGCAGTCGCTCTGAACATCCCGTACCAGTTCTTCGGGATGAGCGAAGCCCTGTCGTGGCTGGCACAGTTCGCCGGTCAGGGATACGAGGACATTTCGGCCCTGGCAAACCTGATCCTCCTCCAGCAGTTCATGATGATGGAGGAGTACCAGATGGTCGGCGGCAACACCGTCGCCATCACCGCTCCAACCACGGCTGCGACCTGCACCGTCCGGACCCCGGGCACCAACGAAGTCGGCATCACCGCCGGGCACGCCAACTTCGCCGTATTCCTGACCGCCTTCAACTACTTCGGCCAGACCGTGGCCAACACCGTCTCGACCAACGTGAACCAGACCGCTGGTTCCGTCGTGGACGTGACCACGGGCCAGGCGCTCCCCGCCGGGGCAAACGGCTGGAACCTGTACGTCTCGACGAACGCTTCCCCGACGATCGCGAACGCGTTCTTCGTGGCGACTTTCGGCGGGACCCGCTACACGGTCCAGGGACCGACCGTTCCCGCGAGCGGCGCTACCCCACCCGCGAGCGACAGCGGTACGTCGGCCTCCACGAGGATGCTGGGCATTATCCCCACGCTCACCGGGGCTGCCTCGACGGGCGCGAGCAACTACCCGTCCGGGGTAGGCTGGCAGGCTGGGTACTACCAGTCCAGCGTGGGGTCGCACCTGTCGATCTCGGCCCTGAACTCGATGCTCAACGGCCTGTACAACGGCTCGCCGCAGTACGGCACCGGATTCGGCGCCTTCAAGGCCGACCCGGCTGAGCTGATCGGCAACTCCACCGACATCATGAACCTGTCGAACGACATCGTTCAGCAGGGGCAGGCGAACAACTACCAGATCCTTCTCGACCAGGGCCAGATGACCAACGTGATCGCTGGAGCGGCGATCTCGCAGTTCGTCAACCCGGTCACCCGGGGGCTGCTCAAGCTGCTGGTTCACCCCTGGTGGCCGCAGGGCACGACAGTCGCGATGTCCTACCAGGTGCCTTACTCCTGGTCGAACGTCTCGAACATCTGGGAGATGGTCCTGGTTCAGGACTACCTCTCGGTGTCGTGGCCCGTGATCGACCCGACCTTCCGCTACTCGATGTTCATGTACGGCGCGCTCCTGTGCAACGCTCCGCAGTACTGCGGCGTCCTGACGGGCCTGCAGGCACACGACACCACTCCGTACAGCTAGCAAGACGACCTAGGGGGCCGGTCCTGTGCCCCGGCTCCCTAGGTTCATCCTCGTGGACGGCGCAGATTTACTACGGCGAGAGGCAAGGCAGTGGCCGATACCTTCCGGTACGCGATCGGTTCGACGTCGCAGCTTATCCGCTCGCCGGGTAGCGCGAAGGAAAACCAGATCGTCACCAATGTCGGGCCTGGGACCGCTTATCTGGGCCAGGCTACCGGCGTCACCACGGCGACTGGTGTCCCGTTCCCGCAGGGGTCGCGGCTCGAGATTTACAACAACGGAACTACGCTCTACGCGATCGCTGCGGCCGGGCCACCTGCCAACCTCACGGTCGAGGCTGGGATCGGAGCGCAATGACCGGCAGCCCACTCCAGAACAGCCAGGGCTTGCCGGGCGCTGGTTTCCAGATCTCGCCCGGGGTGTTCGCCCCGGCCATGGTCGCGGTGGACTCGTCCGGCGCTGAGGTCTCTGGCGACACAACCGGCACTGGCCAGCCAGCAGGCAGCTCGGGTGTGTCGGTCGGTACCGTCGTCGATCTGGGCAAGGTCAGCGCTGCTCCAGCCATGCAGCTTACAGCTAGCGCAGCGCTCACGGCCGGTACTCTGCTGTTCCAGGGCTCGATCGACAACGTGAGCTGGTATACTATGGCCACGGTGACGGCTGCTACGGCGTTCTCTGGCGCAGGGGGCACGATACTGGTTGCTCCTGGCGAAACAGCGCCGACCGGCGTCACTGGCCCGGCGGTCGGCCAGGTTGTCCCGGCTCGTTACTTGCGAGCCAACATCACGGTGGCCATCACTGGCGGCACAATCGCCGCTCTGCTTGGAGGAGTTTAGCTCATGGCTCAGGCATTCGGCGCGATGATCGACATGCTCGATGGGAGCAACGGGTACGGCCAGATCATCGACGTTGCCTCCTCGTTCGGAGGCGGGGCTGCCGCGATTCCGAGCGCGGTGGCAGTGTCCGATTCTGGCGTCACAGCCGGGGCGGTCCAGCTCCAGTCCGGCGTTGCCAGCGCTACCGGCATCACCTGGACAAACGTTGGCTCGGCACAGAACATGGTCGCTGGGACCGGCGTCAAGCTGACCTCGCCGGGCGCAGCGGTCGCGCTGATCCGGGCGCTGGTAACGACCCCGATCGTCGGCGGCACAGTCACGGTGGTGATCACTCCGTGACGACCCGGGTACCA